GTTGGACTCCGGTGAGGGCCCCCCGAGCAGGTATACTCGGGCTCCCGAAGTTCGACAGGGGATTAACCCCCCCTGTTCGATGGGCTAGCCAATGCTGCTACTGTTGCGTGAACTGTAGTTGATGATTGATGAGCACTACCAATTCCTTAAGCAGCCACGGTCACCTTGCGGTGTGAATAACGGTGTCCAGCCGTCCGCGCCTCTCGTCACCTCCAGTTTTGGTGATGTTTTTGGGCTTTTTGTATGTCACAAACTTCGTTTAGGGCGGGTGCGTTAAGCCCGTGGGGTATGCCTCCCCTACTGCCCTACCCCCCGCCTTGCGGACGGGGACCTCCACCTAAAGCTCAATGGCTGGAGCGCGACGATTGTACATGGCCGACAAAGTGGTCACGACGTTCGTCGCCTTCTGCACGTAGTTCAGGACGTCATCCAGCGAAAAGCTGCTCGTAGCGCGGGCAGACGAGGGGGTGGCAATGCCAGTGCCATACCGAGGCTGATACTCGTAAATGGCGACAAGGCGTATGCGAAGCCCCGATGCGGCCGTGAGGCCCTGGGACAGCAAAGTGATAGCGGACTTGCGATCGCGCTCCTGGGCAGGTGTAGCGACGTTGGGGTCTGTAAAAGACTGGTCCATGTTCGCAGGCACCCACCGCATTTCAACAGTGCTGTCAGGGCAACGGGAGAAGTGCTCCAGGGCAGTCTCTAGGTCACCCGGAGTCAGAGAAATGGGGTCGACCAGGCTGCCCTGAGTGCGGCCGATGGCAATAGTGCCAGCGCGGTTGAGCTCGGTGCCGAGGTAAGTAACCTGCATGCAAGCGGCCACACAACGTACGCCGGTGGCATTAGCAGCAAGGAAAACCTTCCCCGGAGTGTTTGCATCAGCAGTCATGGACAGCGTGTTAAGGCTGTTAGAAGCGACCAGCAGCTCAGTGTTGCCGGTGCCAATGGCGCCGGGCGTCCAGTGCACGGCACCGTACGTTTGCCCGGCGGCATTCATGATGGTAA